CTAAACGGGGCCGCTTTCATCAACCGCACGATTAATAAAAAACGTCACCTTACCCATCACCTCGACCTCTTCGGCTGCTGCCCCTTCGATAGCTTCGCCATCATCACAGATCAGAGCCTTGCCCCTCAGCTTTGCAAACTGTGTCCGCCCTCCTGAGAGGATCAGCAGAGTCTGCCCCTGGGTTAACCGGGTAACGGGTTCGATAATCGCAAAACCGGCTGAGGTTTCGAGAACGCGGCTATCAATTCCCATATTGCATATGGTCTCAGGTGACAGCCTGCGCTCTACGTAGTCGCCTGCTGGCGAAGGGAAGCCCACGTTACAACCCTCCGTTCGGGTTGAAGAGCATAAACGTTCTGGCCTGCCCCTCACTGGTCGAAATATCTTTGAAGGTTGAAACGTGGCTTTCTATCCACTCGTTCGCATCCTTCAATGACCAATCCCAATTAGCTTGGGCCAGATTTTTAACAAAGTCCTCGGTCGTTAAAGTGCGCCGCCCATTAGGTTCATGTTTTATGGCTGTGTAAAAGGCAGTCTCAATATCATTTTGGCGTGGCATAATTCCCCCCTTATTATTTTACTGTTTATATATACAGTAGTTTTAATGGAGGTTCAGATCAAGGAGTGGTTCCAAAATTGGGAGCCGTTACGCTTTAAGCGCGATAATTTCAGCTTGCAACTGAGTGACTTGCGTGGCCAGCGTTTCGATTTTGGCAATAGCATGATGCAGCGCCAGCGCCGTATCCATCATAATAACGTTGTTATCGAGAGCCAGCGTATCATCTTTGTCGCAGCGGTTGCCGTCCTCGTCGAACTCAGGCGCGGCGGGAACCAGCTTCACATATTCGCTGTCGATCTCGCGTAAAGCATCCTGAGCAATGATACCCCGGCGTTTGCGCTCGAAGTGATCACCGTTATAAACGAACGTGCAGGGTTTCAGCTTCTTGATATTCTCGTAAGATGCCGCGCCGTCGTTATATTCAATATCGTGTTTGAGGGTCGCGTCAGAGGTTGCTGACTTCTGATATGTGTAGTTGCCAGCAAAGCCGCCATCCCCACTTGTCGAAGTGACCAGATCCCCGTTCGCGGGAGTAAAATACCAGTAACGAACCTTTGTTCCACTATCCCCGAACTGGGTCATAGCAGTATTGGCCCAGGCGCTCGTTCCGTTGCCGACATTACCCCAGATAGTGCGAAGATTATAGCCCCCGCCATGTTGATAGCCCCATGAAAGCCCCGCAATAGCACCATTACCCGGCTTGTCTGTTGACGTATCTAAATACATCCCGGCCGCATTTGGCTGCGCAGCTTCCCACCATGAGCGCACGGTGGGGGATGCAAGGGCCATGAGTCCGTGAAAGTTCAGATTCCCATTTGACATAAAGTCAAAATAGTTACTTTGCTCGGTATCGGTGCCGCCTGCCTTCTGATTCACAGTAAGGCGCGCGATGGAATAATCCCACTCAATGCGCTTTACGATTTGAAGCTGCGCCGCCACCTTTTCCACTTTGGCTACGGTGTACTGTGTTTTAAGCAGACCGCCGTAAACCGTACTTCCGGCACCAGGCAAAGATGCATCGTTTACAGTGGAAGTCCAGGCGTCGATGGCCCTGCTTAGCTCAGCGGTATCAATTCTTTTAACCATTTTATTTCCTTACGCCCACACGCAGTACGGCGCTGACGGGTTAACCATATATTGACGCAAAGCGCCCAATTCCAAAGCGGGGTTATTCACGCGCAAATTAATGTGATAGCCGGGCAAGGTGGTGCATTTAATAATTTCGCCCTCCTCGCCCGGATTGATAATTTCAGTGCTTACTAACTCACCCAGAATATTCATACTCACATGGGGGTGATAAATATCACCCCCATCATCAACCTGAAAGCCAGCGGCCAGTAATTCCCGGCGCATTTCGTCAGCGTCGGCAAATCGCAGATATAAATCCATCATTAGCGAAGTCCATTAATTTGGTTAGGAGTTAACAGGCGGTGCCAGATACGGAAATTGCGAATGTGATAAACAAATCTCACAGATAGCGATTGGTTTAAATTACCTATGTAAGAAACGCCCTGGGTCGTACCATTTGGAGGGCTAGTTTTTGAGTTGGTAGCACCGCTGTAATAACTGGATATCTTATCTCCTTCCGTTGCGTGGACAAATACACCGCTTCCACCCTGAGCGCAAGGCACACTTATCCCCCCGCCATCACGATACGACCTTATAGTATTGTCGTTAGCCCACCTACAAACAATGTCATTACTTGGGCCTTGAACTTTCACAACCTCAACGTAACCCGCAGCGCTTTGCAGATACTTAGGGGAAAACTCAAACGCAATTGTACGGCTAAATAAATTTGCAAGAGATGTGTATCCGCAATTTTCTTTTGGAATTTGCCAGATGTCAGCTCCTCTTGTAGCAGTAGCCGCAGCCGTTGGAATATAGGATGTGGGGAACGGGCTATCTTCTAATTGCGCGCCCCACACATATAGGCCTGATTTGCCATCACCGGTGTAGCTTGCGGTAACACCATCCTTAGCCAATTGAAGGCGGATCACGGTGCTTTGACTCGCTGCGGCGGTAAACGTCATCCAGACGCGATAAACGCCGTTCCCAATATCTTCGAAGCCGCGATCAACGTACTGAGCGCCAACCCCGCCACTCCCGGTAAATGCTCCCGTTTCAGGGTTGAAGAAAACCCCTGACGTGCTTCCCGAAGCAACGCGCAAATATAAAAGGCGAGGGCTTGTATGGGCTTTAACAAAAACGGAAAAGCAATAAGTCGTTCCTGCCGTCAAAGAAATATTGCGATCCTGCGTGTAATGCTCAGCCCCTGCCGTGTCCTCAATTACCAGCGCCATTGTCTTATCACCGCGTGGTGAATTATCGCTGTTGTTCGTTATGGTGACTCTTGAGCCTGCCCCCCACTGCTCGGAGTAGGTATACAAGTTCGTAATTTGAGGCTCTATTAATAAACCCTCTTTCTCGAAGCGAGGCTCATTAATATCAGCGGTCTGCAATGCTCCCGATTTATCAAAATACGTCGCCGCCGTTTGCCGGATAAAGGTCGCTGATTTTGTTGCCAGCTCCAGGATCTGCCCGGAAATAGTCAGCCGGTCGTATGGTGCGAACCCTGCCAGCAGGCGCAGATCATCGTTGAACGGTAGCCATACATCCGGGAACGGTGGAGCCTCATAAGGCACTGAGGTAAGCAGCTGCGCGGCGGCGAGGGATTTAGCCGCGTTTGCATCGCTGGCGGCGGCGTTCTTCTCAGACGTCTTGGCGTTGGTTTCTGAGGTTTTCGCGTTCTTCTCAGACGTGGCTGCGTTGGTTTCTGAGGTCTTGGCCGCTGCTGCGCTGGTGGCCGCTGCGGTCTTTGAGTTGTTCGCAGCTGAGGCACTGGAGGCGGCGCTTGTGGCCGATGTTTTGGCGGCGGCTGCGTAATCCCCGGCGGCGGTCGCCTCTTTGCTTAGCTTCGGCCAGCTCGGGCCAGTGACTGAGGAACCGTCAGCACGTAATATTGTTACATCACCCGGCCCAGTTAATAATTTATCTTGGTTGGCAATATCCAGCTGAGCCAGTCGAAACGCTGAGGAAATATCTTTTGCTAAATCTTCGTCAATTGTTGCCATCGGCAAATATCCTTAAACGAAAAAACCCGCCGAAGCGGGTTATATAATTTGAAGAATTGGAGAGTTATTTTTTAAGGGATTGTGTGTAATAGGTATCGTAAATATCACAATCTATATACATGATTTTCAATCCCACAACCCACGGCTTAATAGTCCGGCTCACACTTCCCAGCGTTGACTGATAAACCTCAGTGTTGTTCGTTCGCCATTTCCCATTGCTGGCAATTCCAGCTCCTGCGCATGTGTAATTTGAGAATCCATAGTCTGGATTTGCTGGATCCTGGGGGATATACATAAAGCTGGTGATCCCCGTAGTCACGGCCAACGGTCGATCTGACTCCATATAAGATTGAGTTATAAACTTTGCATCCAGCGGCAGGCAGTTGCTATGCCATACCATCGCCCCATCCCGATACATATAAAACCCCGCCGATGGCATAGGCGGCAATACTTTTGAAAATATATAGGCTCTCGTCGGATATTGATTTTGCCCGGAATTGGCAAACTGTAATTGATACGTTGGCCCGGTTTCTATTTGAGTGAAAAAGGAGCGACTAAGCGCCCCTCCCTGATTGTTGCGGTTTCGAATAAAAACCATCAGGCCGGAACCGACCGGAACGCCTGTATCAACCGTGCGCGCCCCGGCCTCAATATCAATGACGTTCGCCAGCACAAAAGGAGTGAAGTCCGGCGCAAGTTTTACCGTCCTGACATCAGACGGGTATTGATAAAGGGCGAAGCCAGAATAGGACGTATCCGCGCCCGTTTTCGCCGTCGCTGTTACCATCAGCCTGAGCGGGATCGTGGTGTTCCATGTCAGCGTATTGCCTGAGATTGAGGCGGTGATGGTGTTATTTTTCTCATTGTTAGCCAGGGTGTTATTTATGCCCGTTACAGCCAGATCAAAGCCCGGCGTGGAATACGTCTTTGAACCGCTGCCGTTCACGGTGATGTTATCGATCACATAAGTGAATCCCATCGAGTTTGTGGCGTCGAAGCTGGTTCCCTCAATAAACATCTGCATCATAGTGGTTTACCCATCACAACAAGCGGCCTGCCAGCTGCGTCATAAAATACAATCCTGTCTGCCGAGATTTTTAGCTGCCCGTTGCCGGTGCTGCCGTTCATTTCGAGTGTGCCGCCCTTGTCCAACTTCCACCCGGACGATCCAGCAACATAGTTGTTTGATTGGATGTAGTTCCCGATCTTGGCGTTATCAATCGCGCCATTCTCGATTTTGGCATTATTGATTGAGCCGTCCTGGATAAGCGCCGAGCGCAGGAAAATCTGCCCGCCGGTCGCAGCAAATACCAGCTCCTGTCCGTTGGTCGTCGGGTTGTAAACCCCGAACGTGTCAGCGGAGATCAGGAAATTGGAGTAGCCAGTAGCATCAATACCCAGCTGGATCCCCGCGATGTGAGCGACGCCGTTTGCAGTCACCTGAGCCGTAACGCCCCACTGCGCGGAGAGCTTGCCGGTTACATCTGCAATGGCTTTGCTTGCGGTCTGTACTGCGGCGCTGGTGTCGCCTATCTCAGCCTCTACCTGCTCAATGCTGCTCGCCGTTGCCGACTCCAGATCGGCTACAGCCTTATCGATCCGCGTGATAGCGGCGGCGTTGGTCTGCCCGTCACTTTCAACGGTCGCCGTCAGCGTCTGCACCCGTTGAGCCAGTGCGCTGGTGGCGTCTGCGGTAGTCGTTCTCACGTCCTCGATCTCGGCAAGGGTGCGAGTCTCGCCTACAGCGAACGTGACGCGCTGATCGGCAAACGCCCGGAAGTTCGCCAAGGCGTTAGTAACGTTGGCGACGATCCCGGCGTCTCTGCTGGCGGTGTTGTCGTCTACGCTGACTTTGAGCGAATCAATACGCTCACCCAGGGCGCTATCGCCATCAGTGCGGGCGGTGATCTCTTCGCTGATATCAGACGTATTCTGGTCAGTGGCCGCCTTAACCGTTGCCAGCGCGCTGGTTTGCGCTTTGTTGTTGTCGGCTACGGTTTTATCGATCCGCGTGATAGCGGCGGCGTTCTTGCCCACAGTAGACTCAAGCCCTGAAAGTGTGGACGCCTGAGCTTCCTGCTCATTCGTCAGCGTCTCCAGTTCCTGAGTTACTGCCGCGTGATTATCGTTGACTGTCGTCTCCAGCCGGGTGCGGGCTGACACTTCCGCTTCCTGCGCCGTAATTCGCGCCTTACGTTCGGTGTAAAGCAGGCCGGATGATAGCTTGCTCGGGTCGTCGCCTTCATATCCTCCCCTGATCTGTGCTGCCAGCGTTTCGCGAGCCGTCGCCTCTGCCTGATCGCCAGTAACTCGCGCCGTGGTTTCCTGCTGGAGCGCAGCCACGCCAGCGCCCGGTGTTGGTCGGCCTACTGCCACCCAATCGATCAGGAAATAGTTTTTTGCGTCCTGGTTGGTGGAGAGGTCAAACCGTATCTGGTTGATCGTGGTGGCGCTCAGCCAGGGGATATCGTCATACTCAACCGTGGCTATCCCGTTGGCGTCGTAGACTGGCTCTGGTACGGTGTACAGGTTGGTATCGTTGAACCCCTCAGCATTACGCCAGCGCAGCGAACCCACCCAGGCAGGCGATCCCACCTTTTTGATACGCATTTTAATGAATCGGTAAGCGCTGGCCTTTATGCCCATCGAGCCGGGCGAAGCCACCCACGGATCAGAGGCATGATTAGCCGGGCGCAACCAGCCATCAACTACCGTCGGGGTGCCGTTGCCCGTCCAGCCCTCGGCGGTTGAATCAAAGTACCAGATATCGGCAGGATCAAACTGTGTACCGGTGCCAGCTGTAACCTGTGCGATTTGCTGGGCCAGTGATTCGTTACTCTCCTGGATCACCTGGTTCACATTGCTGATATCTGCCACGCGCTCGTTTTTCTCGGTAAGCAGCCCCTGCGCGCGCGCTTTCGCTTCATCTGCAATGGCCTTCTGGCGGTCTGTGACCTCCTGCGCCAGATCAGACTTGATACCATCAGATACCGCCACAGCTGCCGCGATATCATCACGCGCGGCCTGAACATCGGCGCTTACGTCCTCAATGCCGGAAACAAGCTCATGATAGGCGTCAGACTGTTTGATCTGATTATCGATATCGAGAAGGTAATCAGCGGCGTCCGAGCTGCTGCTACCCTGAATGAAGTCCGTCCACTCTGACTGGTTGCCAGTGCGATCCACCAGGCGGGCGCGATACCAGAATTCCACCCCGGCTTTAAGCCCCAGCTGCTGATAAGTGTGCTGAGGGTAAGGCACATCCGTAAGTAACTGGGCTTTTGTGCCTGCGGCGTCAGTAGAATACTGAACCTCTGTTTGCAGGGTGTCGGCGGTGTCTGCCGGGAATGCCCAATCCAATTGGACGCCCCACAGTAGCGGTGACGTGCGGAAGTTAACCGGCTTTGGAACCTCACCAATGCGCCCGCTCAGGTGCGTAAGCGCTGAGGTTGTCCACAGGCTCGACGCGCCCCCGGAATTAATCGCCCGGACGCGCACCAGATAATCACCCTCAAAGATGCCCGCAACCTCGATGTTGCGTAGGCCGGTCTGAGGGATGTTGATCCAATCGTTGTCGCCTCGTTTCCATTGCACCTGATAGGCCACGATATCGGCCTGCGGCTTGCCGTTTTTATCAAGCGGGGCATCCCACGTCGCAACCAGCGTAGCGGAGCGCTGGCCCTGCCTCACAGCGTCATAACTTGATACCTGCACATTGGCAGGCTGTCCGACAATACCGGTCGGGATCAGGCTAATCGGCGGCGTATCCAGACGCGCGTTAGTGTCTACGGCGTCGTATTTCGATGAATTGTACTCGGCGGCGGTAATGCTAAACGTGTTTTCTTCATCGTTAAACGTGAGGTTAGTAACGCGGAAATACTGTAAGCGCAGCTGTCCGGCGTCGATAACAAAAACGGCATCCGGCGCTGGTGGCGCTGTGAACGCCTCAGCAACGATCAACTGCGTGCCGTTGGCCGCCTGAATCGTTCGGCTCTCAACCGTGCCGCCCAGGGTGCGAATCATCAGCGTATCGCCAGCCTCTGCGCTGGTGCCACGGTCTACCATGACGGCCCGGATTGATTTATCGTAGCCGGTCACGCGCCCGCCATACACCCGGCCAGATAACCGCTCGTCAGCAAAGGCAAACACTGTCCCCGGAACAAATGCATAACCATCAAGCCCGGTTGTCACTGTGATGATTCTATCCAGATAGTTGGAGTAAACCGCCCACCCGCCGCGCCGCTGCGCCTCACTCTCGCGGGTACAGCCTATCGCCGTGATCTGCGTCTGCTTAAACTTGAACTGTTTCACCAGGTCAGGGAACATCACCGCCGTGGTGCGATCCTGATAGTGGTTATCCGGGTCGCTAAAGTTAATCAGCGCTGAACTGAATCGGGTTTTCTCGCTGCCGCTGGAATAGTTCGGCTTGCCCACCACTGCGGCGCGGGTCAGGATTTGCAAGCGTGACTCGTCGGCAGGCATATCAGAGACAACGTTAAACATGTTGTTGCCCCAGAAGGTCATTCCGTTAAAGCCTGCGGCAATATCCTTGATCACCTGCCAGGCGTCGGCCTGAGCCTGAATGTACACATCAAACATGAAGCGCGGCTCTGTACCGCTGCCGCCTTTTCCATCTGGTACGAGCTGGTCACAGCGCTGCGCTATGCGGTAAAGCTCCCACTTGTCCAGCATGTCAGCGGTAACGCGGCGGCCCAGGCCGAAGCGCGGCTCTGTCAGGATATCGAACCAGATCCACGCCGGGTTATTCGTCCATCCCCATTTAAACAGGCCATCCCAGGAACCGGCATACGTGCGCGCCTCAGCGTCGTAGTTCGAAGGGATGCGGATAATTCGCCCCTTCGGTAAACAGGAGATTTTCGGGATGTTGTTAAACGATTTTGCATTGAAAGAGACATACAGCAGCGCCGTATGCGGGTATCTCAGGCGGGCGTCGATAACCTCAGTGATCGCCTGAATCTGCGTTTTATTCTGTATGCGCTGGCTGGTGCTGTCCTCTGTGTCACGAACAACGCGGATCTGCCAGCCGAAATTAGCTTTTGGCAGATTAATGCGGTGCGTAATCTCGTAGAGAGAACTGAGCTTTTCCGTTACGGTTTTCTTAAGTACCGTTTCATACGCGCCGCCATCCGTCGAAACGTCGATGTGATAGCTAACCGAAGTCCCTACGATATCGCCATCATTCTGCTGTTCCTGTAGCCCGTTAATGCCTACTCGCACCAGAACGGCGTCGATCTGTACGTTGTTTACGGCCCTTACCCACGGCGCGGCAGCGGTGAGCGATACGCCTATGGTTGTTTCGTTCTCCACGGCAGGAAAGCCAGCAATATGATCTTGCGTCTGCGTACCAGGGCGAAACTCCCAGGCAACATTTTCAAAATTCATTGTGCCGTCAGCATTACCCAGCGGCGTACCGTCCAGAAAAATGCGTGTGGCATCAAGCCCGCCTGCAAATTCCCCCTCACCCAGCGCCAGCAGCATGCGGCAACGCGCCAGCGATTGAGCGCTGTCCGGCTGTTCAACGGGCGTGTGAGCACTCCCGCCGCCGCCCTTCGCGCCTGTAATCATTGCCATATTTCACCCATAAAAAAACCCGCCGAAGCGGGTCATTTGCATTTATTTGGTTAAGTGGCATCGGGATAAATGCCGTATTCGCCACCAACCGCACCGAGACCTAATCGGAAGGTCAGCGTTTTATCTTTCTCGACATTTCCGGCTACTGAGCTGAGGCCGCCCGAGCAAGCCCCTGCGCCTTGAATGCTGAATACATGATTTCCGGCATTCATATAGACTGTCACCTTCTCTGCTGGCTCTAAATCAGCCAGCGCTTTACCATCTGTAAACACCCTTACGTTGCACCAGCTGCCCCTCGCGCCTGCGTCACGCTTAATGATTACCAGGCCATCGCCATCATTTTTCACTGTAAGTGATTTGTTTAACAATCGCTCGGAAGAGACCTCTTTTGCTTGATCGTTGGTGATGGGATTTGTTGTGCAACCAGCCAGGAATACAAACGCGGCCATTAGAATGATTTTTTTCACTTGTTAACTTCTCACGGTTTAGGGCATGAAAAAATCTTATCATTCAAGGGATCACACGTCACGCTTACGGCCAATGGTGGTTATCAAATGTCCTCGGCAACTATCCCGGCGCTTATGATCGCCCCGCCAATTTCTCGCAGTCCATACAGCACCGCTACCGGGTTGCCCATTGCGGCAGTGTTTACCGCGCCGCCGAAAGCATATGAGGGTTTATTATCGGGATCCTCGCGCTGTTGCAGCCCCTTGGGTTGCGGGGAAAGCATCTGGTAAACACCGCCCGCCAACGTACCTACACCAGCAGCTGCCAGCGATGCACCGAACGTGGACAACGTACCCGCCGAAAAGTAAGAGATCGCAACGCCCGCAACAACCATCACCGCGCCGAGAATGGTTTGAAAAACGCCCGCCTTTTTCGCGCCCTCCATTACCGGGGCGATACGGATATCACTGTTCCCCGAAAGGCTTTGATAGTCGTTAACACCGATATTTTGTTTGCCACGAAACACGGCAAACACCATCCCGTTTTTTTTCGCGTTAAGCAGATAGCTTTCAAAGCCCTCCAGATTGATTGTAAGCGCCTTAACAGCCTCCGCTGATGTTTGCACGGCCAGACGATGAATGCGCCCGAAACGCGCGCCCAGCGCACCATATAGCCGGATGGTGGTCAGTCTCGCCACGGCTTGATCTCCTTTGGCAAATCTTTATGCCGGACACAAATCATTGTCCGATCCCTAAAATAGCCGCGCTGATACGGCGTGACGCATGAAAGACGCCCGTAGAGGTGGTGCAAAAGCTCGCCCTCCTCCGTGATGATCCCGGCGTGGTTCCACTTGTCGGCCTGCACCTGCATGATCACCATGCAACCCGGTGACGGGTCGCACTCGACAAAACCCTCTTTCTCCCAATTGTCGAAATAGAGGTTTTCCGCGTACTGGCTTTCCCACCAGGGGAAATCGACACGAAAATCATTGAGCGTGACGCCCTGGGCGCGGTGCCAATCCATCACCAGCCCCCAGCAGTCATGGATGCCGAGAATAAACGGGCGGCCAATCAGCGGCATATCCTCGGGCGTAATCTCTGCGTACTCGTCGCAGTCTGGGGCGTAGATTCCCCACGTAACGCCCGATTGGTTGCACTGCTGCCGGTCAAGGTCGGACGGGATAGGCCGCGCACCGTCGCCGGGGTGAGAGTGGATAACCCGAACGATCTCGCCTTCATCCTCAGCGCTCGCCCACTGCTGCGCGTCGATGCGAAAATGTTCGGTTGGGTCTGGATGGCTGTTTGTCACCGGGATGTAACGCAGGCGCTTGCCGGTCTGAATGACCAGGCCGCAACACTCGCGCGGGGATTCCTCCTGCGCATGCGCCCGGATAGCGGTCATAATCGTTTTATTCATGTGGAACCTATCGGGATATGAGAACCGAACTCGGGAAGCCGCCGAAATCGAGAACGGCAGAATTAGGATCGTCCATGCCAGCCCCGAAGCGCTTACGGCAATCACTCAGGCAACCGCCGCATACATCCAGCGCCGGATCGTCTACCGGGTTGCCCTTCACGTCAAAATAGGCGTTGCCGTTATACGTGCATCCGTCGCCGCTGCGGTACTGGTCGCGTAACGTCCACTCACAAAGTGAAGTGATCTGGCGCGTCGGGATAACCAGCCCTTGCAGGTCTGCCGGGCTGCTCAGCCGCCAGCTGATTGACTCGTCGTCCTCGCTGGTTTTGGTATCAAGCCAGAACGTCTGGAGCGTGAACGCTGTAGGGTCAGCGGTCGGGTTTACACCGCCGGGGAAGTTCTCAGCGTCCAGGTAGGTGGCGTAAGTGTCGATAATGCTCACTTTCGCGTTAACCATGTCTTTAAACTGTAAACACAGCGCCGTGATATGCCCGTCAAGGTTAGAGACGGTCAGGGTAGGCTCTGCCGCCTGGTCGGTGGAAAGCTCCATATCCGTAACCTGAAACGGCCAGAAGTCGAAAACATCACCCGCCCATACAATCGGCTTTGGCCCCAGCTTGCTCTCGTCACCGTTGGCAGTGTCGATCTCTTCTGGTGTGTGAGGGAACGGCGCATAGTGGAAGCGATGAATACCGCCGCTGAACTCTGAGCCATCCACCACGATCAGCCGGACGCGCCCACCAGGGGCTAACGAGGCCGCATTGTCGATAAAAGCCATTATGCAAACACCCCGTAAGCTCGCTTAATCGTGAAGGTCAGCTCTGCCACGTTGCTGCTGATTTGCTGTTTGCTGATGGAGCCGGCCACCACACGATAAAGCCCCTTCACCTCACCCGGAGGCGTGATAATGAATGCTTTCACAGTGTGGGCCAGCAAGAACACGCGCACGGCGTTTACTTCGGCCTCGCGCCCGGTGTAAATCATCGGAACCTGGATCGCCGTCGAGTTAAGACCGTTGTCGGCCACCTGTTCGTATCCGTCACCGAACTGCGCGGCTCTGACGGTCTGCGCGTATTCAATCGGCCCAGCGCCGAGCTGTGCGGGCCAGTTATAGGTATCTACTGCCATATTTCACCCATAAAAAAACCCGCCGGAGCGGGTTGGTTATGATTCAGCCTGTTACCTGCCTTTCACAAAGTTGTAGATAACGCCGCCGTTTTTGAGCTGCTTCTGGATCACCTGCAAGGCTGCATTCTGAATCTCAGCGCCCAGCGCACGGCCTACAGAATCACCCGAGCCGCCTGATTGCGCAGTGCTGCCGCCGTTGGCGTCAACGTTTACCGTTGTGTTGACCACGATCCCGCCGCCAGCAGCTGCGCCGCTGTTCATGCCTGTCATAGGAGCGCGGCCCACGTAACCGCCGTCTGCGTAGCCCTGAGCGCCTTTCATCATGGCGTAAAGGTTATTAACGCCGATGGCGCTGGTGGCCTCTTTGGTGAAAACGAACTCACCACGATGGACAATGCCCGCCGGGTCATACTTCCCGCCCGGCCCGGTATAGCCGCCCCGGTCAAACTGGAGGTTAGCCGCTGCGCTGGTATACGAGCCAGAAGGGGTGGATCCCCCACTACCGCCACCCACCCAGCCGAGCGCCGACTGAATGGCGTAGGCCACCAGTAGCCGATCAATAACCTGCACAATCATTTTCAGGATGGATTGTGCGAAGCTCTTAAAACTGGCGGTGCCGGTCGTCACCACGTCGTCAAGCATGCCAGATAGCCCGGAAAGAGCGGCGGCCGCAACGTCATGGATCGAGCTGTAGACGTTTGTTGCCGTGTCCTGATACTCGGCCCAGGCATTTTTTGCGCCAGCCAGCCAGTTAGCTCTAAGGTCGTCCTCTGCCTGATAAGTTTCCCTGAGCTGCGCCAGCTCACTATTCCGCGTCTTGTCGTCCAGCGTCGGATCGTTTTGAATGCGTGAGCGCTGCTGCGCCCGCTGCACATCCCGATCTGTGCCGCCTCGCGCCCGGATTGCTATGCCATCACGGATAGCTTGCTGCTGCTGTGCAAACGTGGTCGCCTGCTTATCCAGCTCAAGCGAGCGCTGTTTCTGCTTAACCTCGTCGCCCAGGTCGGCGTTAATCTTGAGCTGCGCCCGGCTGCGCTTATCGTTTGCGAGCTGGCGCTGTTCGTCGATGTTTAGCCCAGATACCTGCTGCTTTTTCTCCAGCGTGGCGATCTCGGCCTCGTTGGTCAGATATTTGCGCCGCTCGGCGCTGATTGCCCCGGTAACTGTCGCCTGCTGGTTAAGCAGCTGGAGCTGGGCGCGGAGTGATAGCTCTTGCCTCTGGAGCGTCAAATCCTGCCGGTCGTCTGCATTGCCCTTGCTGGTGCTGGTAGTGGTAGGCTTTTTGGCGTCCCCGGCCTTGATTTTATCAATGGCCTTTTGCTGCTGATCGATCAGGTAATTGGCACGGTCAACGGCCTGCTTATCGCCTACGGCTGAGGCTTTGGCACGTTGCTTTAAAAGCTCCTGTAGCTGACGCTCAGCGCCTGCCAGTCGATTGGTGGCAAAATACTGTTTATCGAGCTGTTCGGCGGCCTGTCTGCCCTGCTCCTGTACCTGCTGAAAACCGGCGCGGCTTCTTGCTTCAAATTCCTCAGCCTGCTGCCGTGCGGCCTGTGCCGGGTCGTATGCGCCACCCAGGGCGATATTTCCCAGCCCCTTACCGGTGGGGGCGTAATAGTCGCGCGCTTTCTTTGCAGCATCCGTCCATCCGTCACTGATCCCGGCTATCGCCAGCTTATGCTGCTCGATGATGCCGTTTAGCGAGGTGAAGTCCGACGCCCCTTTATACTGCTCGACCTTCGCCCGCGCCTCGGCGTAGCTGCTGCCCACAGAGATCAGTTTCTCTATCGCCTCGCTCGCGCCGTCTTTGGTCGTGATAAAGGCTTTCTGAACTTCGTCGGTGGTCTTGTTCGACGCCTCAGCGATAGCCCTGATATTCACGGCCAGCTTTTGCGCGTCGTCACCGCTCGCGCCGAGATTCTGGCTAATGGAATCACGTAGCGCGGCAATCTCCTTTTGCGCGCTGCGGGCATGGATAGCAACAGCGCCCATTGTGGCCGCCACGACGCCCAGTACGACATTCATCGGGTTGATGAATGAAAGCAGTGCTTTCGCAGCGTTGCCGATGCCGCCGAAAGAATCCTTGATCTGCCCACCCTGCTGGATGGCGACTAACCACACCGGCTGGCCGCCTGCAAGGGACGTAACCACGTCCGTAATCTGCGCTGGTAGTTGGCGCATAGCCTGGCGGTACTGCCCGGCGCTGATCTCGCCACGCTTCCAGGCGTCGTCCTGTTCACGCAGACGGGCAATAAGCGGCGCTGTCTGTGCTGTTACGCCCAACTCTGCGGCTTTAAGTTCCAGCAGCTCGCTGCGGGTTTTCCCGATGGCGTTTACCTGGCTTTCGAGCGAGGCAACAAAAGACGCTCTGGCCTGCTGCGCTCGCGCCGCCTCTGCCGCTTCCGCCCTTTCTGCCGCTTCCATTTCAGCAATGGCTTGTTTAACGATCCGGCGCTGCTCAGCCTCAACCTTGAGAGCTGTTTCTTGCTGGCGCAGCTGGGCAATTATCGGGGCGGCTTGGTCAGCAATGCCCATCTGGGCCGCTCGATACTCGGCAATATCCGCGCTACTGGCCCGGAACGTCGCCGCCTGGTCTGTAAGTGACTTTAGAAACCTGTCATTAGACGCTGCGGCCCGCTCGGCCTGCCGGGCGCTCTCCTGTAAGGCGCGCCCCTCTGCCGTCTCTGCGTCCTGCACATCCAGCAATCTGGTGCGGGTCGTTTCCAGAATTTCGTTATAGCGCTCGTACTGCTCGCCACCCAGCAGGCCATTACCTCGGAACTTTGAAAGCTGGCGCTGTACGTTGTCCAGCTCGTCGAGAGCCTTATTGACCGGGCTGATTTTGTTCAGCAGGTTTTGAAGCTCGCGGGTCTGCTCGCGGATCTGCGCCGTGCTTTGCTTCGCGCTGCCGTTGCCGCTGCGAAAGCTCGCGTTAAGGTCGTCCGACTTTTTGGCGGCGTTGCCAGCGGTATTCTGGAACTCATCCAGCGCCTTGTTGCCGCGCTCCAGATCGGCGGTATTAACGCGCAGGGAGATAGTTGCTACATCTGACATTTACGCCTCCTGTGCTTCGTGGATCTTCATCAGGGCGGCGCGCTCCATAACGCGGATATCACTTAAAGCGGCGGCCTCATCCTCTACGCCGTGAACCTTCATCAACCAGGGCAATACGCTGTAATCAAGCCCGGTCGGGCCATTCATACCGGTGCGCCATTGCGTCGCGCAGTCCTGGAAGATAGCGAACGACTGCCAGCAGTCCGGCCACACCTCGATCACTTCGTCGTCGAAGTCGTCAAAGGTCATACCCCACGCCGCCAGCTCGTCGGCTGTTGGTTCACGCGTATAGAACGCCGAGGACGCCGCTATTAGTTTTTTTCGCGGTTGCCCAAAAGCTCGCGGTAATACGTTTCGGTGATCGAGCGCAGCGCGCCGGGGTAGTTGTTCAGCAGCGTATCGAGGTTGTGGCGGTTGAACTCGTCCGGCAGCGCCCAGCCTTCGGCAATATCCACCAGGAAATCCAGCGCGGTCTTGTCGTCCAGCTTCTCCAGATCGGTCAGCTGGTTAAGCGGCATATGCTTAAAGGTGAAAGTTAGCTCGCCATCTTCCGCACCAGCGCGCGGGATCTTCACGTTGGCTTTAAAAGTCGGGTTAGGTTTCAGGGTAAACAAAGTAGTCATGATTAATCCTTGTAGCCCCGTTGCCGGGGCGTTTTACGTTAAGCGGAAGCGCCACCAGCGGCGGGTTTAGATGCGTCTTTGTAGAACGCCATATCAGCCGACTGGATAGCCAGCGAGATTTGCACCGTTTCGACGGCGTTGATCGCGGTGGTCGGCAGCGGGTCGAAGGACGGCACACCAGACCAGTAACGGGTTTCTGTTGCGCGCGGTACGTACATCTTGAGCGGTAACACCGAGCCTTCACGGTCGGCCTTTTTCAGCACCTCATAGATCGGCAGGGTTGAATCGTGCGCCATTGTGATGGTCTGAGTTTTCGCTGCCTTAAAGGTTGCGAGGTTGCGCTGGCGGTCATCCTCCAGAAACTGCACCTGAATGTACTGCTGATCGCCGCCTGACTGCCCCAGGTCGGTAATCTGTGGGATCAGTGTCCACTCGCTTACCTTTCGCAGGGTGCCGACACCGTTACCCGGCGGGAAAATGTTTCCGTTGCTGGTGTCGATGATCGACACGGTTACATCGTTGCCATCTACGGCAGACACGATCACCGGCAGATAGTTAATCAGATACCAGGTGGAGGTAATCATTACCTCGTCACCTACGGCCAGGCCGTGGCCCTCGTCGCAGGTGAACACCGCGCCTTTGGCGTTGGTCACTGCGGTTACTGCAATTTCCTTACCCAGGGCAGACGCCATCTGGATAGTCGCGCCAGTTGGGAGCGAAAAAGACATAAAGCCACCTATGAATAATGGACATAAAAAAACCGCCCGTAGGCGGTCAGTTGGTTGTATCTACCCGGTAGGGAATGCTCACCGGGATTGTGTAGTGGGTTTTGCGGGGGTTGAGGATCCCGGCGTAAATAGCTGGTGGGCCTGCAATCCAGCAGGTGAAGTCCTCGCCGTCGATCCCCATCCCCTCAGTGAATCGGTCAGCAACCTGCCGAGCCAGATAGCGCCCCTGCGCGGTGCCAGTGCCTGCGGGCAAAACAACATTCACCTGATAGACGCCCCGGTAAACGTGACAGCTCAGCGCCAGATCCAGCGTTTGCGGCGTGGCCGGTAGGTCGTGCGCCTCCAGATAAGTGGCGGGCGCTTTATCGTCGCTGATATTGTCCAGATAGAGCGGAATACCATGCTGATCGGCCCACACGCCCAGGAAAGCGTTTAGCGTGGCCGGGATATCGGGGATCACTGCTTAACCTCCTGCGCTGCTGCATCAAAGAACTGCTGAAACTCTGCGGCGGTGATGCGAACCATGCCGCCGGGTGCCTGCTGTGAATGGCCCATTTCGAGCGGGTAGGCGTAGGGAAGATTGTTTGTGAAGTAAACAGCCGTCATACCTACTTTGAATTGTTCGATCACCAGCGAACCGCGCGCCAGCGTCTGCGTACCGTCCGGGTCAACTTCTGCGGTTGTGCCGGTCGGGGCGTTGTTGAACCCCACCAGCCAGTTACCACGAAAGCGCCCGGTATCAACCGGAGACATTTGCACCAGCCGCGCCAGTATGCGCAGGCTTACAGCCCTGATTACCTGCTCCTGGTTGTCTTTGGCCCTCAACACAAAAGCGTTGATCGCCACCATGAAAGCATCGTTTTCAGCCATCGTTACGCCCTCAGCTGCGCGCGGTAACACAGCACCAGAGGCCCAGGCTGAACCGGGTTAGGCTTCTCGATGCGGTAGGCGGTGCCGTCGATATCCACCAGATCGCCAATCATCAGCGGCGTTTCATCCGTGAACACGATCCGCACGTCACCCGCTTTGATTAACTTGTCGTCTACCTCAGCGGGCTGGTAATCCGTCCGAACGCCCACGGCGGTAAGCTGCTGCTGCCCCTGCACCTTCTCAACGCCAGCGACTACCTCAACCTTTCCGGGCCGGGTAATCTTCCAGGTGGTGCCATTACTGGAGATCAGCCGCCTGGCGGTCGCCCGCATACGTGGGTAATTGATCGGCATCGTTACCCCCTCATGACACGAAAGTTAACCGACGATGCGCCAGCGCCCAGCAGCTCGCCCAGCAACTGACGCAACCAGGGGAAATCGACGCCTGCGCCGATAGTCGATTCACTGTATTTGACTGACACAGCGCCGCTGACAGCTTCCTCCAGCACCTGCGCGCCACCATAGCCCGGCATCAGGTCGATATCCTGCGCAGCAATGGCAAGGCGATATTGCGCCGTAATGAGCGCTGGAGGGATTTTATCAACCGCAACGGCCCTACCCCCTACCGTTACGCCAGTGCGCGGCCACGGCAGCGGCTGATCGCCGTCTGTAGGCTCTCCCGCCCACGATTGCAGGCCGAGATAATCCATAGCCTGAAATAGCAGCGCCTCGGCGGTATCTTCCGGCACGTCATAGCCACGCGATGAAGCCCACTCGACCAGGCCGGGGGCAGTCGCATAGCTATTAAACGTTGCCGATGATGGATCGTTATCGATCACCGTGAACCTCCATTAAAGGGGCCGTAGCCCCTGCGGTTGGTTAGGCTCCAGCTCCAGCAGCAGCACCGGTGAACGCCACCAGAACGCCAGCAGTGTCTTTGTTGCTGGTGGTGATCTGCTTCCAGTTGCCTGCGGTGGTCAGCTGTGCATCGGTCGGAGACTTAATAGAGTTAGACGCCCACTGGTAGCCCTTAATGCCCAGGGTGTAGTCATACTCACCTTGCATGATCACGCCCAGGTTTTCTTTGCCCAGCACCGGCTGCGCCAACATGTTCAGGGCAGTAGTCTGCACGGCAGCAGCGCCAGCAGTCAGGCCCAGCACGTTTTGAGCACCATCACCGGCCAATGCCGGGATATCGGAGATCACGAAACGGCGGCCCAGCCCGTCCTGCATGATGTTGACGTTACCGATCTGAAACAGGCGGTTGGTGTTGGTCAGCGCTTCATCGGTGAAGTCGTTAAACGTCGCACCATCCATCACCCAGGCCACCAGACGGGAGAAAGCATCACCCATAGGGCGCGCGCCTTTGTTCAGACCAGCCAGCGACGGCGCAGCGGCGACGTTAGTCACCATGTCGGCATTGGTGCCGATAGCCGTTACCAGTGCGCCCGCGGTGGTATTCAGGTAATCCTGAATCATGGCCGCCGCAGCCTGCGCTGCTACCACGCTGGACGCCTCAGCGGTATTTTTGCCCAGGCGCTTCATGATGGTTGGGGACGCTTTTACCGGCCCGATACGGCCATCAATCTTGACCATACGATCCAGAATCTGGCCCAGCTCCTGCGCGTTCAGGTCGCCATCTTTGTAAGCGTTACGACGCTGAGCCAGGCCGCCCAGCAGCTGCCAGCTGGTACGCTCGATGTAATCACCAATGTGATCACCGGAACCCATGACCAGAGAGCCACCAGAAGCGGCGTTGAAAAGCTGAACCTGCTGGGCCACCAGCTCAGTGGCGGCCAGGGAAACTTGCTGCTGGAAAACGTAAAGAGACATAATTATTCAATTCCTAATGATTTAATGATGTTTGCGGCTTCGGCTTCGAGGCCATTACCGCCCAGCCCACCAGCGCCGCCAGCAGGTTTATCAGGCTCGCCAGCGCCTCGGGTGCCGCTTGCCTTAGAGCCGATGATCACGCCAGCAAAAGCCTTGTTGCCTGCAAACTCTGCGCCCAGCTCGTCAACGGTCATTGCCGATGGCTTGCCGCTTGCATCGAGGACGCGGGTCACTGGCTTGCCGTCCTGCATTTCGACGGTCAGGCGGGTTTTGAGGTGAGGTAGGATCACCGGGGCAGCGTCGCCTGATAGCTTGGCCGCAAGGGTGGTCGCTACGTTGTCCACCAGGTATGTATTCAGGGAGCCATTCAGCGACTCGATTTGCGACTGATAGCGCTGCTCGGTTTCGGTCAGCTTGTTGCGCCAGCTGTCTTCCAGCGCGGTCACATCACCGGCTGCGCGGGCCTTTTCGTCTGCTGCCTGCTGTGCGGCCAGCTCTGCGGCGCGGCGCTTCTCAGCTTCGGTTTTCTTCTCGCCTAACAGCTCGTTAACTTTGGCCTCAAGCCCGGTAACGTCTGGTAAGCCCTCAATCGCCAGCTGGTAGCCGTCGCCAGCTTCGGCATACATGGCTTTTTGTTCGTCGCTCAGGGCGTCAAACGCGGCTTTATCGATCTTAAATTTCAGCATCACAACTCCGTCGGGATGTTCGCAGCCTCTGGCCGCTGGAAATAAAAAAGGCCGCCTCTGGCGACCTCATGGGTTACTCGAATGCGCGAGGCTCAAGCTCTCGCAGCTGGTCAAGGGTGATGAACTCGCCCCTGTCGTTGAAAAAGTCGGGAACCTTCAATTTTCCGGCCCGTAACAGCTGGGCGCGGGTGGTGCCTAACACTGCCTTTTGTCGGCTGTAGCTCTGGCGCTGTAACCACTCCCCGTAAGTGGTATCGCCTGCCGTCTGTCCGTCCATGCTCGCTCTGGTGCCTGCGTCCATCTCGTCGGTGTCGATCCCCATTTCCCGCCAGGATTTGAGGATCAGCGTTTCGGTGGAGCGGCAGCAGAAGTGAGCGCGGCCCGGCCCTCGCAGATACGGGACGTTGTGGCCGATTGGCTTACCGTCCAGCGTGTACTGGAGGCGGTCACGCACAATGCAAATGGTCGTCGTTCGAGTGTCCAGTGTTGATAGCCACTGCTTACCCTTCACAATGTCGCTGTTGCTGGTGGCGAGCTGCTGGCGCGCTGTGCTGGCGACGTGGGCAACGGCTGTCCTGGTCACTGCGGCAAGGTTGCGCCGGTTCTCCTGGATCGCCCCGTCCTCACGGTTGGCCGCTTTGGTGCCGACAACGCGCCGGGTAATCTGCTCGGTGGTTTCCCCCATCAGATAGCCCATGCGCACGGCGTTGGTGATTTTGGTCAGCCGGTCGGCTTCCAGCTTCTTACCCCACTCAGAGAGCAAGCGCCCCTGAAATGGTCGTGACACGGCAGCGGCATAAACCTGATCGGGAGTGATGGCCTGTAGCTCAACATGGTTCAGCATCGCCTCGGGCAGCAGCTGATTAAACAGGTCGAGCTGATAGCCAGCCTCATGCTCAGAGAACGCCGTCAGCTCGCTTTTAAGCGTCTCAATCACTGGTCGGTATGCTTTACCGTTGAGCCTGCGAACGGACGCCAGAAGCGAAGCGAGGCGCTTCTCGCTGTAGGTTGATGCGTCCACGCCGTCGAGAACGTGCAATAGCTCGGCTGACAGCTGCGAATCTGCATCATTCAGCAGATCGATCACCTTTTTTGCTGCGCCGTTGCCATAACGCGCCACGTACAGCGCGTGGGCTATAGCTTCATCACGCAGTTGATCGTTAATCGTCGCTTTCGTCGTCGGCATCGTCCACGCCCTCGCTCAGGTCGGTTTGCGCCCTCAGCTGCGTTTCAATCTGCTCAGGGTCAGCAGTAGGATCGACAATCCCGATTGACTGCATGTAGCGGATAAAGTCCACCAGCAGGAGCTTGCCGGTCTGCACCGCACCCAGCAGGGCAGTGATCGCCTGTGAATCGAGCTGTGCCACCTCGTAGCGCTTATTCAGGGCAACCACGCCCACGCCACCAGTGAACGCCTCAACGAACGCCAGGGCGCGGTTAATGGCGTCCTCTACGTTCCCGGCACACAGTGACAGGATGGAATTGTCTGTTTGCGCCTCGTCAGCGGCCTGCGTAGCGGTGCGGGCTGATGTGCCACGCTCTACCAGTTTCGCGCCGAGCATAGCCATTTGTTTCTCACGTCGTTCGGCCACCACAACCGGGAGGTTGCGATCCTCAGCCTGTACGATTTCGAGCTTGCCGCCGACCGGCAGCAGGACGCCAGCGCCCGAACCGGTTCGCACACCCTCTTTCAGGTACTTATCGGCCCATGACTCAGTAAGCCCCGTTGCGGTTACTGTCGGGTTGCCCGTCTGGTGGGCGATCTCCGCGATATCAGCCTCAGCCTGATAGTGTTTGACGTTCAGCCAGGCGATATCTGACAGCGGCGGCGCGTCTGGTGTGTGGTCGTTGTTGTTCGCCCCGATCCACGTCCAGGGCAATTCGTCGATGTGCGCGCCTGTGCGGTCACGGAACGGGGTCAGCTCTGTAGCCTTGATCCCCTTGTTCTCCTCCTCCGTCCAGATACGGAAGTAAGCCAGCCCATTAATCAGGCGTAACTCTGTCCATTTACGGCGCAGCACCAGCCTGAACTCGTCAGGCAGATCGACGGCTTCCACTTCCACCAGCACAACCAGCGACGTTTTGCCGTTGGTCACTCGCCAGTTGATGATCTGCCCGGCCTTGTACAGTTTCAGCACCGCCCGGCCAGTGTTGGCGACGGCCTGCTCTCCTGTGCCAGTGTAATCAGTGAGGATCCCTGCTCGCCCCTTCTGGAGGTTTTGGGATAGAGCATCACGCAGGAGTTGGGCCAGTGTCAGCCCCTGCCCGTCCACGTCGCGCGCCAGATAGTCCAGCTCGCCGGATAACTCAATCTTTACCGGCTTAGCAAAGGCAATGCCCAGCAGCCCCTGCAACGTTCGCCCGGTCGCATTAACGAACGGTGCGCGGGCTATGTAGCCGTTATAGCGCTTCTGGAGCGGGTCGCTTTTCTCCCAATCGCTCGACGGGTGAGGCAAGTAGACCATGCGCCGGGTTTGAGAACGCTTGATAGCGCGCTCTCCATCCACACAATCGGCCACGGTTCGCCATTCATCTGCGTACTCGTAATAAGCCGGGTGGTGAAAATCAATGTTCGTATCTGCCATCAGTAGCCGATCCCTATATCAATATCGGTCGCCGGTTTGGTGCGACTCATGGCAACGGCGAAGTAACGGAAGCTATCCGCGCCGTGTGATGTGAAGTCATGCAGCGGGTTATCCTTCCAGCAGCCGCGTTTTAAGTCCCATTCCTTGCGGTAGGATTCAAGGTGGCTGATCCCCTCCTCGCACTTGCTCACGTTAAACGCACAGCGCGGGAGGATTTCGCGCACCAGCTCGATTCCCTCGGATATGCCGAGCTTCGGCACAACCTCGAACGAGATTGAGTAATTTTCCCCGTCAATGTCGTAGCCCTCGCGCGCCAGCTGGCGGCGTGACTTGCCATCGTTGGCAAACTCCCGGTTATCAATGTCATGTGGTGCCCAATGCTCGGCATACTCATAGCCCCGGTCACGTAGCACCTTCATGTAATGGCGCAGGCCTTCGCCGCTGTTCTCGTAGTAGTCGATAACGTGGAACTCATTACCCACAACACGAACGAACCAGATCGCTGTTGAGTCGCCCACGCCGATATCCCAGAACGTATAAACGCGCTGGTGGTCGTTATCAGGTAGCTCACCGATCCGGCGGTTGGCATAGAGTTTGGCGAATTGCTTCGCGTAGTAAGCACCCTCAACGGATTGTTGAAAGGCTTCGGCGGGGATGGTTGGATACTCGCGCTTGATATCGTCGCCCAGCGTTTTCTCTTTGGCTTGATACCAGGCCTTTTGACGGGCGTTAAGCCGTATGCCGTGCTTTTGCTCCAGCTCGTCAAAATAATCACTGAGGCGCTGCGGTAGCGGCTCCACGGGGTCGATTGAATACTGCGGGTTGTTCCACCAGCTGAAAAAGAAAAATTTCCAGTCTAATTTAGAGAGGGCCGCACCAGATAACGCCGCTTTTTCTGCAAGCTGGCAGTAATCGAAGAAATAACCCGCTCGACCTTCTGCCGTGCTTTCAATCGTCGTGAAACAGTCTGCTGATACTGCCTCAAACGCACCCGTAACGATTTCGCGCGCCTTGTCTGGGTACTTGGCGCAGATCTTCCCGAACTCCGATACATGAAGATAGCGAAGCGTACCGCCACGGAAAGACGTTGAGATATACAGCGAGCCGCCCTTTTTGAAAACCAGCTCACCAGCGGCATCATTGCTCGCAGGATTGGCCGCCCGAATCTCAGCAGGTAGTCGATCATAAGCATATTTAATTTTTTCCCGGAAAAGGCGTTTTGCATCGTTGAGGGTGTGAGCTATCAGCGCGCATTTCGCGCCCTCGAATAGCGCAGCATCGAGCTGGATAATACAAACTTCGGTAGTAAAGCCGAGCTGTCGGGCTTTCAGGATAATGTTCCTGGTATGCATGCCCTCGTAGTAGGCAAGCTGTTCAGGCGTCATGCGGAAGCGAACCGGCTTACCCGATTTATCCGTAATAAAATAGAGGTTGTTAAGTCTCCAGAATTTATCCTTTAGCCTCGCCAGATGCGCGGGGCTTAATGCCATCAGCTTTCCCCCGTCAGCTCGTCCATAAGGTCAGAGAGTTTTTTAACAGCATCGTCACCGGTAGAAGCGCCAATGTCGTAAGCCTGACGCTCAAGGCCGATCAGGTTCTTAAGCGCCTCGCTCAGGGCTTTGACTGACTTCACGCGCTCAGGCATGGCGATGATCGAGCGGTAAAGCTCATTCAACTTATCGCGCCCGTTATCGTCTGGATCTTCCATCAGGTCGCCCAGCCTTTCCAACGCGGCCACGTCTGCACATTCAGCGGCCAGCTCGTCAAAGAGAACGTTAGTTATCTCCCTGGCGCGGCGTATATCGCCCCTATGCTCCATGCGAATGCTGGCTATCACCTCGGCGGTGGCTTCAATCAGTACGCGCTCGTTGAAAGTAATTTCTGTGCGTACCTGCTTGCGTACCTCTGCTTTGCGTACCAGATCATCAGCACGCTCTTTAACTTTCGCGTTAAGGTCGCGTGACCAATCATCCCGCTTAGCGCGCTTACGTATAGCGCCCTCACTTATGCCGTGCTGCGATGCGATCTCGCGTAGAGACAACAAGCCAGCCCGGTAAGCCGATTCAATAGCCTCCCAGTCAGGCTTTGCCATATTCATTTTTCTCCTGTAACCATTATCAAGCCCACCCCAGCGGATAGGCTTTGCAATGGCTGCTGATGCGGCGATTTCTTTGCTTGATTTGACGCATAAAAAAACCGCCCGTAGGCGGTGTCGTCGTAAGAGATTCGGCTTATGCGGCATTCACCAGCACTAGCCTGTCATGGTTCGCATAACACAAAGTATAAAATCCCAGCGGCTGATTATGTACCCGTACATCCAGGACGTTCGCGCCATTTAGATTTCGATAAATAAGCTCAGCAACACTTCTGTCGCTAAACCCTGCAACATCTTCAGTTTCAAACATAAGGGTCTCAAACCCCTCTTGTTCATAAACAGCCCTTTCCGCTTTAAGCGGCCCGATGTCACAGCCTTCGATCGTTACAATTACCTGTTCCATAAATAACCTCTTTTTGTTGTACACAATATAGGCTACACGGTTTTTTAGTGTTTGCAATCAATAAGTTGACTGACGGGCGCGTCAACGCTGCGATTAAGAAACATACATGACTCAGAGAGGGTGGCTTTATGGGTTATTTACCTGATTATGCGAGCGTTTGCTCATTTGTAAGGTTTACTCATAATTTATCGGGCATAGCTGGTGCATGGTTCGAATGTAGGATTGCAGCCCATTAATCTGGCTTGTCGCCTGGGCTATTCGCTCGCGGAGGGTGTAATAATCCCGTTGAGCGGCGTCATTAAGTCGGGCGCTGGCATCATTAGCGCCGCTGGTGGTGGTGCCATTGGTGCGCACTGGTTCGCAGGTGGCCGCGAGGCGCAGCCGCTCAGCACCACTAGCAACAGCAGCACGGAGCTTATCAACATCAGATTTTGCATTAGCGAGATCATCCTGGTATTTCTTATCGATCACGGCGACGGCGACGATTTGCTTTGTCAGCGTGTCAATCTTCCCCTGCGCCTGCTGTAGCAGCTGCTGGGCGTCAGTCAGGCTTTGCCGGGTAACGTCCAGTTTGTGCGAGTACCAGCAGGCCAGCAGAATGGCAATGACGAACATCACCCCAAAGATGCGGGCCATCATTTCCCGGCATCCTTCATACACAGCGCGCTCTCTTTCTCGCTACGGATGGCAAGGCCCGGCAGAACAACGCCGCCAGCGTATCGCCAGCGCGGGAACTGCTGACAGGCCGCCTTGATATCGCCGCCACGCAGCTGCTGAAACAGCGTTGACGTTTGAACCTTCCCGCAACCTACACGGAACGTTAGCGAGGTGGCCGCACTGAAAGCGTTATCAGGGATCCGGCCACCAGCGCCGAACCGGTTCACGCAGCGCTCTGCATCGAGGATATTTCTCTGCCAGTCGGCTGCGATTTCCTCCAGCGTTTTACCGTCTCTTACGCCGTGAGTGTTTCCGATCCCGTCAGTGAGTACACCAGCGGGGCAGACATACGGATGTAAGCGACAGCTCTCAGCGTTGCCGATAAGCTCCAGTCCTTCCTTGTTCGTCCTTACCTGCCCGTTGCTCAGCACAATGGCAATCGCGGCCACCACGGAACACAGGCCACCAGCAGCGCCAGCTTTACGAATACTCATTTTTTGAAGATCCTCGGCTTGGTGATAGCTACCCCTTGCCGGGCGGCTCGCTCAATAGCGCGGGTCTGCCTCCACTGGAAATACCAGTTAAGTGCGAAAGTGGCCGGGCCGATGATCAGGCCGGAGATTGTCAGCCATTCATAAAGCGTGACATCGTGGAGCCGATCGCCCAGCGCTGACAGCGATAGCGAGATCCCGCTCAGCCAGTAAGGAGCGTTAGTTATTTTGTCGTTCATAGGTTTCCGCCGTTGCGGGCATGCGAAGCCCAGGCGGGCAGGTGATTGTTACTGAGGATCCGGCGGGTTGTAGTCCGTCATGTATCCGTTGGGGTCTTTGAAAATCAGGTGATCGGGGCAGCAGCTCTCGCACACCCATTCTTCACCGATCATCAATGGCGCGTTGCATTCAGCGCAGCGCCTTTCGTTGTGTTCGTCCATATTCGTAATCCTTTCAGGGGTGAGCCTGTGACACAGAAAAACCGCCCGAGAGAGGCCGCCGCCTATAACGGTTTTTCTCAGGCTCACTTCTGAAAGGCTCTCGTTGAGTCGTGCGCGTGTCAGACGCAGGCAAAAAAAACCCCAGCCGAAGCCGGGGGCGAAGCAAGGGCCATGCGGCCAAAGGCTTACCGGTTATTTGTCCGGTTGGCCTGATTTATATTCTTTCATCAGGTAGAAATAGACGGCGGCGCAAATCGCCACGTCTGCAACCAGGCCAGTGATGCGGCTGACGAGGTGCATTACTACGAACGCGGCGATCACCGCGATAGCTTTCCAGTTTTTTGGCATTACAGATGATTCTCCAGACGCAGGCCCAGGGCGTTGGCGATTTCTTCCAACACGGCCATTTCTTCATCTTCAATCGTGCCGTCTGCCTCAGCCACGGCTACAGCAACGTCCAGAACATCCTCACATTCGCGGGTGTCGCCTTTTACGTCCTCAATCTCACGCAGGGCGGCGCGGCGTCCGATCTTAAAGTTCGCCTCAATCTGGTTGATGATTCGCGTTGCGATATCGTTCAACTCAGAACTGAACCCGGCAAGAGCTGGCTGAACGCTGATCACCTGCTGGATCTTCGCTTTTTCGTCAGCTGAGCAACTGCCATCGGCATAGGCTACGAGATAAGCAGCGTTAACTACCGCCTGTGCGAGATCGCGCTTTTCGAACTTCTTGATCTCATTGGCGGCGCGGCGGGCTTTCTTCTTGAAGATATTAAGCATGGGATTTCCTTTAGCAGTGGCATGGAACGGACATAAAAAACCCCAGCGGTTAGGCCGGGGCGCTATGTGGTGAGCCGTGAAGGATTCGAACCTGTCTACCTATCCCTTATGAGGGGATTGCTCATACCGTATGAGCTTACGGCCCGGAAAAGAAAAGCCCCGACGCGGTGCCAGGGCTTGAGGATTGTTCAGATTTCGCAAGCGCCGCTTTCGCACTTGCTCGTAACGGGGATCTTACTGGCTTCCTCGTCACGTTCGGCCATCGCCTCGTTAGCGCGCTGCTGTGCGGCTTCAAAGTCGATCCCGTCTAAGGCGTTGATGTCAAAATCCATCGGTTAAATCTCCAGCGCCAGAAACGAAAAAACCCGCACAAGGCGGGTTGATATAATTTAGGCATATTAGCAAAATTTCGCTCAATTTAGCCGTTTTAGTTCGGGTTTGCAACATTGCCGGTGAAATTAATCGCTTTTTGTCGCCCCCGCGTTTTGCTGACGCCCTCCAGCGCATGCTGATCGAGGCTGAGGAAATGGCCGCGTAAACTGGCCCAATATCCCGCGTAGCTTTCCGACCAGGTGGATTTGCTCACGCCAGCCAGCTGCGCCAGCTGCTGCGCCTTGTAGCACTTATCGCCCTGCCCGCGTAACTCCGCTTTAACGTCCTGCGCCGCCAGCCATACCAGCGAGCTGAGAAATTTTCGGGTTTTGGCCGCAACGCGCTTTTCTTTCAGCCCGTCAGTGAACGCCGCCCAGCACCAGCTGACGATCTCCACCTGGTGAGAGTATGCCGTCGCGTCTGCATAGCACCACATCAGCCAGGCCCTTTCGTGGGCTTCCTGCGCCATCAACGCTCTGCGCCAGCTTGCCGTGACGAACTCAATCGGTTGAACCAGTGGAATATGGGAACCTTTGGCGCGCGTCTGCTTGCCGGGGATCGGCGGGTTATCCAGCGTGATCCGGGTGCCGGTTGCCTCGTCGATGTAGCTCGGCTTTTTGCGCGGGTGGGTGTCGGTTTCGTATTGTGCATCCTCAAGCCACGCCTGGAGCTGGCCCTTTGTCGCGCCGCTCAGATCAGCCGTTGCAACGATCAGTTGTTGGCGAATAAATTCGTTAGCCTGCGGCCTCATTGGTCGATCTCCATTACTTTGACACATAACAGCCCGCCACGAACCACGCCAGAACCGGCGCGCGTTACTTTGAGGACGTCAATTTGTGAATCGTCTTGCATAAACCCGCCATGCTCCAGAGAGTCGAGGACGGCCTTTAGAATGTTGTCGATATCCCGGCGGCGCTTATCGGGCATATGAGCCGTGATCCTCACGTCTAGGCGGGCGGTTGTGTTGATATCGATCCCCAGATCCACCAGCTTTTCACGGACGGCGGCGCGGTACTCAACGCCCTTTTTGTTGATGTAGGTGCGCCCGTTCCCGCGCCTCCAGTAGCTGTTAACGCTCGGCGGGTACGGGAGGGTAAAGTAGTAATGCGACATAGTTATGCGTCCTGCCTTTCGCGCAGCTGGTGATATTCGGAGTTGCTGGGGGTGGTGACCAGGCAGCCGATCATTGCGGCCCATGCCTCGACTTTTTCCATGAAGCGGAACATATCGCCGGTTTCCAGTCGGGAGGTTTTGCGGAGGGTGTGAACCTCTGTTTTCAGGCCGGTGATCACGTCTGTCATTTCGACGGTTTCATAACCCAGGTAGGTATGCTTGAGCGCCTGCTTGACCCACTCAGGCGAGGCAAATTCTTTACCGCGTTTAATCAGGTAGGCGCTGATCTCGCCCAGCCACATATGAAGCGTGGCGTTTTGTGAAAGGGTGCGGGTTTCGCGCCACGGCTTAAGCACCAGGCGATAAGATTCACCGCCAGCCAGTAGCGGCTCGATGCGTTGACCGATGCCGGGAAAGGTGGATTGATCGAGCTTTACGCCGTCTTTCGGGAAGTTCACGCAGCACCCCCGAAGGAGTCAGCCGCAGGACGTGGTAAAGCCCCAATTGCCAGGGGAGCAATCAGGGCCAGAAGGATAATTTTGTGTTGGTGGTGCGCCACGGGTTTTCCTCTCCAGTGACGCCAGCTTTTTGCGGTTGTTCAGGCCGCACGGTCATTGTGCGGGATTGTGCGGGATGATTTCAACTCCCAGCGCTAAACGCTGAAATTAGACGATAAATCCATGATGGCTAATTGAAAAAAACGGCGCAGTGGACGGGCTAAGCTTTGTTGGTAGTGTTTTCTTTTGAATTAGAGTTCGAAGGGAATAAGCCACGAATTACACCAAGAAATGCGGCGAACAAATTGAGAGTGGATGCCGTGGTTATAGCAATTAATACCTTGTCTGTGATGATGTCCTTCCCAACCCCCTTCCCAACTGCAGAGAGTAAAATCACCACCCCCCACCAGTAGAGGCCATATTTTGCTACCTTGTACGCCTTATTTGCATAAGTCTCACGCAAATTGATAAGTTGTTGCTGCCTGTCGTTTTCAATTTCTTTACCTCTGGTATCTAATTGCTCGACAGCACTAGCCAATGACTCAAGAGCACTTTTTAAATCGTCGTATGCCTTTTCGTCTGGCTCTTGCTCACCTTCAAGTTGCTGCTGCTCTAACGAAGTCTTTGTGTCAGCCGCGAGAGGCTTGGCACGCTCAACTTTATCTCGAGCCCTTTTCAAAAGGGCCTCAAGGGCCTCTTTTTTCTGTGGCAAAGGGAGCCTTGGGTCAATCACTGATCCCCAGCTCCCTAGACGTACAATCCTTGATCACCTCATTAGGTATGACCAGGTTGCGCGGCTCTCCGCCGCCATGCTCTTCCATCACCGTATGCCAAGCGGATCCAGGGCGATGAGTTAGGTTCGACAATGCGATGGCACTTTGATCGCCATAAGCCTCAAGAACATAATCAATTAAATCCGCAGAAAGCTCATCACTCTCAGGCAGGCGAGGCGTGACATATCTATATTCTATGAGGGCATCCGGAGCATCATCCCACTTTAACTCTGTGCCTGGTTTAACGATGTTTGTTGAACCGTATCCTTTAAACTCATGATAGATAGACTCAATTACGGGGCCGTAAGGCCATGCAAAAACCTTGTCTTTAACAAGAGGTTTATTGGACACCACGAGAGACCAGGCATGAGCGTAAAAAACAAGCTTTTGCAGCTTCATCGGCGTGAGGTCTTTGATACCCTTTGCCTTTGCCTTCTCAATGAAGGCGTTGGCGACCGCGATTGCAGAATAAGCCATTTATGCCTCCTTTGGTTTTAAATTAGACAATGATTGCAAGGCTAATACACCAAGCACTGAAAGTTCACTGGCTGCATATACAGTGGTTTATCGACTTATGTTACCCTGCGGGTAGCAATAAGTACATCATAATAACTTTTTGGCTTTCCGTCACTTAGAGAGGGGCAGAATCTAGTGCTACAAAAAGTTGAATGCCAGCAGAAAATACTACCATGTCATTACTGGATAGACTTATTGCTATATGTTGACATTAAAAGGAATTGTCAACCCCACATTTAGTATAAAGCGGATTCTGGTGCTCAATCTTTTGAATATTCCCCGCCCGCTTCCATCGCCTAAAGCGACGGAAATTTTAATGCGTTTTCGATTGCCCATCAGAGTCCGTCAAACGCTCTGTAAGGGGTAGTAGTTTTACCCGGTGCGTTTCTTTTCCTTACCCGAAATAATGCCGCAGCGGTCGATTCTGGCGCGCTCCCTGCGCCTGTGCGTTACCGTGCGCCTTATCAGGTCACAGGCTGATCCCCTCCCGGCGGCCATACACGAACAAAAGGCGCTGCATGTTCGGACTGTTTCGACACTCGTCGAATACCGGGTTTTTGTAAGATTTAGGCGCTGTGGTGGTGCGCCGGTAAACAACCATATTGCTTTCAAGATGATCGATTACCAAAGAACCGGCCCGAACCATGCGGCGGGCGGCACTGCTGATCGTCTCATGGGCCAGCCCGTAGGCGGTTGCCACCTGGTCGTTTTTGAAAGTGGCGTGTGTCGCCAGATATCTCTCGATTGCTTCGCGTCCAGTCATGGCGTTTAAACTCCCGTTGTTACGTTGTTGCTTGCCCACACCTCGTTATATTCAGAGGCGGGCATATTGGCGATATAGCTGTAAGGTGATGCGCCCTCAGCCTGCAAAAACTGGTGTGAGGCTTCATCCAGGAATAGCGGTACGCCGCCCTCCCAGCCCTCCCCGTTACGCTGTTTCTCCAGCATGAGAACGGACGCAGGCGAGGCCAGGAGCTGCTGATCCTTCTCCGCTGGCGGCTCCCCCGCTTCTGCGCGCTGTATCGCCCTTTCGCGGGCTTTGTTGCGCCAGATGATAAACAGGTTATCTGTGAGGTCAGTTATTGCGCCTGAGCCTTTCACGTCCATTTTTCCGGTGGGTTTGTCCTCGCTGTCGCCCTTACGGGAGTGGGTAACGAGGATCACGTGTGAGTTGGTGCGGTTTTTAAAATCACACAGCGCGTCCACAAAAGCCTTTTGCGCGGTGTAGTCGTCCTCACCGATCCCGCACTTCATGAGGCTGTCGATGATGAATAACTGGATACCGTAACGGCGGCGCGCGTAGTTGAAGATCTCCAGCAGGCGATCAGTCTTGGCCGTACCGGTCAGGCCGAATAACCAAAGCCTGTCGTCGTAAAACTGGAAAGCGGAATCGATCTCAAGAACTGGCGGCAGCTTGCAACACGTAGCCTGCCGGGTTAGGCGCTTAAGCAACACGCCGGGCTTAAGCTCAAGCGAAGCAACGCAAGCCCTCACTCCCTGCCGCATAGCCTCAAGCACCATATGCCCTACAACCTCAGTTTTGCCGTGGCCGTTGACGCCGTTCACCAGGCTCAGCTCGGCCTCACGGAACTGGAAATTGCTGTTAAGCGAACTCCAGGGCGATTGAAACAGGCATTGCTGATCGCCGTAGAATGCGTCGATAGTGTCCTGATAAAACTCTCGCGCGCTGTACAGCTCATCCGGGTCGAAAAATGACGCGCTTCCGAGGCATTGCCAGATATCATCCTCAGATAGCCCATTCAGCAGACACTCGTTGATGTCTTTGTGAGGGAGTGTGACCAGGCGGCAGCGATGCTCACCCAATCGACTGGCGATCTCCTTCGCGGCCTCTCTCCCTACCTCGTCGTTATCGAGTGAGAGGAAAATCTCGTCGAAGCGGTCGAGGTTATGAAACTCAAACTCGATCCATTGCTGCTTTGCCCCCTTGCCGCCACCGAACGGAACGGATAACGCGCTTACGCCATACTGTGAGTACGTCATGCAGTCGATCTCACCCTCACACAGAACCACGGCGCGAACATCCGGCGGGAGAGCATGCCAGCCATACAGACAAGGCTCGCAGTCACCCTCTGCCATGATGATTTTTTTTCCGTTAGGGCGCTCAGTGCTGATGCGCTTAACCTGCAATAGCTCGCCGTCGCGCTTGTACGGGAAAACCAGCGCGGGAAGTTCACGCTCCAGATCCTTGCTCCATACCTGGCCGCTGGCTACCTCAAACGCTTTCACCGTCTCAGCGGTGATCCCCCGGCTCTGTAGATACTCAACGTGTTTTTCATCGCGGGAGATATACCTTGCGACTTTCTTACGGTCAGGCCGGGCGAATTTTTTCTCTCGCTTGGCTGCGAAGTGGTGATCTTCGTCCTGGATGCCCAGGAACGCCTTTGCTTCCTGCATGGCCTGGTGAAGATTAATCCCCCGGCATGCCATCCAGAGATCGAGCATGTCGCCGCCGTCTCCCTCGGCAAAGTCAGCCCACTTTTTTTTCCCAGCAAGATTAACTTTCAGGCTGTGGCCCTTGTCGCCGTGTGCGTTACCGGCAACCCATTCATGCCCCTCTCGCTTGCCGTTCGGCAGCAGGTGGCGGCAGATCTTCTCAACCTGATTCCAAAGCAGGTCGCTTAATTCATTTGGTGACATCGTTAACCCTCAGCCCGTTAATCAGCGATCAAAAAACACGTAACCGGTTTTGGATACGGTGATGGTTGGCCGGGCCTGTTCGCCCGGTGCCGCTGGGGCTGCTGGCTTCTCGTCGTTCCAGCGCTGGCCGTTGAGGTAGGTCGTAGGGTGCAGGCGGTCAAAGCCAAACTGATCGCCAGCAATGCGGGTCTGGATATCCTGCGCCAGCATGCTGGCAAACTCTGCCGCGCTGCCGCCGGTTACTTTCCGCCACGCTTTGAGCTGGGTTTCGAATGCGGATCGGGCTTTCACCTTGCCAGTTTTAACCATGCCAGCACGCCAGAAAATATCTTCGAAAGCCTGATCGGTTTCTTCGTGCCGGGGAGAGGCTTTTTCACGCTTCGCCCGAACCTCTTCGGGCATAGTGTTTTTAATGTCTTTCTTTTCTTTTGTAATAGTGTCTTTTGTGTCCCCCTGTTTTGAGGGAGTCTGCTCCCTCGTTTTAGGGGAGTTTTTCTCCCTCGTTTTAGGGGAGTTTCCCTCACTTTGAGGGATACACCATTCCGCCATATTTTTGTTAGGCCCAAAGTCCCGCCCCTGCTGCTTTACAAGGCCCATTCGCACAAGGTCTAACTTCGCCTCATTGCAGCGGCGAACGGGTAAGCCGGTGATTTCCGCTAACTGTGAATCAGAGATGCGATCCATCGGCTTATTCCAGCCGTATGTTTTGCGCAGGATTGCCAGAAGCACCTTAAACTGTCGTTTCGTTAGATCGGCTCCTGCGTAGCTCTCCAGCAGCTCATTAGCAAGGCGGGTATAGCCAGCATCAAGATCTGCCACGCGTGACGACTCCACAACCTCCAGGTGAGGTCTAATCGGTGTTACGTTGTTAAACGCTGCGCTAGGCATTGCCGCCCCCTTTCTGCTGGCTCTTGGCTCGCTCAAGGGCGCGCCGCAGCTCTTCGGCGCAACGCTGTGAAACTGGTTTACCAAACTTATCTGTGCGCGTCTCTGTGCGCTGTTCAGCCTGGTAATTCTGTTTTGGTTTTGACATACTGTTTCCCGCAAATTACTTAGTAGTGGTTTTGCAATCAGAAGCCTCGGCACTGTTCGCGCAGTCCGGGGCTTCGCTCTTTATGTTGCCCAGCATTGAGATCAGCGCCTGGGCAAGCTGCGCCGTCTGTTCCCCTTTGATAATCACTGTGTCCTCTGACTGGTCGAACCCAATCACGGCCAGCAACTTGGCGGCTCGCTCAACAAAGCAGTTGCGCCCGGTCTGCATGCGGCTGACCTGCGAGTGATGGATCCCCATCTTCTTGGCTGTGTTCGCTACTCCCTGCGAGGCAATGCCGGTGCGGATCAGTGTTTCAAACTTAAGTGCTGTTTTTTCTGTGCTTTTCTGTGCTTCGTTCATGGTTGATAGTTCCTGCTATTAAATTTGGTGCCGTTGGTTGAGAATGCCGCTGATGGGCGGCTTACGCTTTCGGATGCGGGAAAAGTACCGGGAGGTCTGGGCGAATTTCGTGAGGTTTAATCACATCGCCAGTGGCATGAGAGAGAGCGTGAACTCGTTCAGGTGCAACTTTCTTTTTATCGTGGAGCCAGCGGCAAACGCTAACCTGTGAAACGCCTACGAGCTGGGCGAGCTTGGTCTGAGAACCGGCGATTTCTATAGCTTTTGCGATACATGCATTCATTTTTCTATACCCTTGAGATTGTATTAGAGTTTTCATAATACTCATGGGTGTAGGTAACGTCAATCTTTTGGGTATTTGACTGTAAAAACCCTCGGTTATAACTTGTCAATATGAAAACAACACTTGCACAGAGACTTGAAATAGCTATGGAGGCGGGCGGCTTTAGCCAGGCCTCTCTCGCGGAAGCAGCTGGCGTTTCTCAGCCTACCGTTTGGAAAATTGCCAGCGGCAGGACGCAAAGCTCGGGAAAAATTGTAGATCTGGCTAAGGCTTTGAATGTGCGGCCTGAATGGCTAGCGAACGGACAAGGAGAGATGCGGCTTGACGATGAAGTGAGTAACGTCAGCGTTACGTATGAAGGAACCACTGTTTTACCGCTGCACGATGAAAACGACGTTAAGATCGGGAAAATAGTTGTCCCGGATGTTATCAACCCGGAGAACTCCAAAGCATACAGGCTGAATTATGAAACGGGCTTCCCCGAGCTTCCCCAGGGATCGACTATTGTCACTTGTGGGAGTGTAACCCCCGTAAACAATGATTTCGTTTATGCCAAAATTAATGGAAAATCATTTGTTTATAGATACTTAGAGCGCGGCCCTAACAATTATCTGGATATCGGAGATTCCAGAATCGGCCTAATTCCAGTAGATGAAGGTGTCGAAATTTTGGGCGTAATAGTGTTTATGGCCCGTTCCTTCCGCAGATAATCAATCTCCCCCAGCGCCTGGCAACGCTCGTTTGCCGGGCCTACCTTCTTGTAAACTCCCGGCGCTGTTCTGATCATTGCTTCAGGCATTTCTTTATCCTCCTAATACTTAGCTTGTTAAGCCTCTACTGTATACTTATACAGTAAAGTAAAATAGTCTCTCGCGATGGTCAAGTAACACCTCTATCACAATTTTGATGGTGGACTAGTCCGACCTACTCCCAAAAGCGATACCCCGCAAAACTCCCCTCGTCAAAAAATATTACTTTGAGACTTGAACTAAAAAACTCATGGGTATAGGATGCATTTCAACGGCAACCACGCCAGCTTTTAAAAATGTTCCGCCAGCCGGGCGACAACGGCACAACGAGAGGAAAACCAGAATGATCACAGCAAAACCAATCGCATTAGACCAGGTACGCTGGGCAATTCGTGCCTGTGAAGAAAAACGCGGCATGGAGTTTATCGCCACCTGTTTTAACGCCTGCATTGAACGTGGTGAGATGGATTCAGCCTTCCACCTGCCAGCTGGCGAATACCGCCGCTACGCTCACCTTCTGGCCGACCTGGTGAAGATTGAGCGCCAGATTCTGAACATCTTGCAAGGTCGTGACGCGCTGACCGGCGAGCCTCTGCTGAACGAGGAAGATGATCGCGCTACTCACAGCGTATGGGTGGGCCATGCGGCACAAGGCCATTTCGAATTACTCACCACTGACGATCAGCGCAGCAAGGCTCTCAATGCCGCCCACGCCGAGGCGCTGGAAGTGGAAGCGCGCCGTAATCTAATCGCTCGCCAGGCTCGTTTTGTTTTCCATAACACGGCGGCAGAACGCGCGCAGGCTATTGAAGATGCCCATGCTGAGGCGCTGGCTGAAAACCAACGCTTTGATTGGCTGGCTACCCGTTTCGCTATGTTTTGGGGCGGCTGCGACAACGCAACGCGGGCTGAGATTGTCGCCGTTGCGTGGGAGCAGGCCCGACACATTATTGAGGCAGAAGTGGAAGCGGCCCACGCCGAGGCTCGGGCGTTCATGGCCGAGCTGGTGGAGGGAGATCACGCCGAGGCTCTGGCGATGAATGAGCAATATGACCTTGGCGCGGCTATGACAGCTGATCGTGAGCATCAGATCTATTTTGGCCGGGCGACGGCGCGGATTCAGGCGCTAATCATCGACCTTTCTCATGAGGAAGCCCTCTGGCTTAACGAGTGCGTGGCGGCTTGAACGATGAAGAAACAAGCCTCAGTTGAATTTGTGTTTTCTGGCGTCGCAGGGCGGGCGCTGGTGGAGGGTAAGCAGGTGTTTATCCAGTATGCCGGGCGTCGTTTCAACCTCGCCACAGCAGCCCAGGCGCTCCGCACTTTCGTTATTCAACAGCTCTCTATCGCAGGGGTTTTTTAAGGGGAATGGCTATGCATTACGGAACAACGTTTATCCCACGCCAGAACGTGAAGCCGGGAACGCTGGTTAAGCATGCAGGCAAGACCTGGCGCGCATCGGCAAACGTCGATAAAGGGCTGTATCTGGATTCTCTGTCTGTTAAGACCCGCATCAATGATGAATCGGTCGAGGTGCTTCTGAACCACAAAGGCGAACCGCGCGGCGCGATGCATTAAACGAAAAAACCCGCCGAAGCGGGTTCCTAAGTCCCCCGTCGCTATTCCGTGAGAAGAGACGCGGCGGGTGATCCAGTCTCACCGGGAAAGTAAGACCCGGCGATATTACGGAAATTACAGAGAAATGACAATGAGCGACGCAGCCGCACCAACCAAAAAAGTTTATGCAGCGATCAGCGCTGTAGCCAAAGATATGGCCGAGCAAGGCATCAGCAAAGATCGCCGCAACCAACAGCAGGGCTTTAACTTTCGCGGGATCGATCAGGTTTATAACGCCCTGGCCCCCGCATTGGTTCGCAATGGCTTGTTGATCCTCCCCCGTATGACTGAGCGCACCGTGACGGAACGTGTGACGCCAAAAGGAACCATGCTTTTTTACGTTGTGGTTAAGGCCGAATTTGATTTCGTTTCCGTCGAGGATGGCAGCGTAACCACAGTGGAAACTTACGGCGAGGCGATGGATAGCGGCGACAAAGCGACTAACAAAGCAATGTCTATCGCGTACAAGTATGCGGCGTTTCAAACCTTCTGCATTCCAACGGAAGAAACCGCCATCGATCCAGATGCCGAGATTCACACCGTAGCCAGCGGCCAGCAGCACCAGGGCGGCCAGCAGCAGCGCAACAACCAACAGCGTCAGCAAGGCGGCCAGCGCAACCAGCAGCGTCAACAGCAGAACCAGAGCGGCGGGAATAACCAAAAGACATTCAATTACGAAAGGTTTTTCACCTATCTAAATGGCGAGCTGGCAAAAGCAAACACCAAAGGCCAGGCGAAAGACGTTGTTAGCAAGGCGCGTAATTCACTCAGCAAATTCTCTCTCTCTGATAAGCAGATTGAGGGTTATCAGTCTGAAATCCATCAGGCTTATCTCAAGCGCTTAGAAGCGGCAAATCAAGCCAACCAAACCCAGCAAGCGGCCTGATGGCCGCCACTAACTAAAAGGAAAAAAGAACATGGCTCAACGCGGCGTAAACAAAGTAATTCTGGTGGGCAACCTCGGACAGGATCCAGAGGTTCGCTACACCCCCAGCGGCGCGGCAGTCGCTAACCTCACCCTGGCAACGTCAGAGAGCTGGCGTGATAAAGCAACAGGCGAGCAAAAAGAAGCTACCGAATGGCACCGCGTCGTACTGTTCGGCAAGCTGGCCGAGATTGCTGGCGAGTACCTGCGCAAAGGCTTGCAGATCTACGTTGAGGGCCAGTTAAGGACGCGCAAATGGACTGATCAACAGGGTGTTGAGCGTTACACCACAGAGGTTAACGTGGGCATGACCGGAACCATGCAGATGCTCGGCGGGCGTCAGGATGGCGGCCAGCAGCAAGGCAACCAGCAGCAATACAGCGGCGGCCAGCGTCAGCAGCCACAGCAGCAGCAAGGTGGCGAGCCGGGCGGCTGGGGTACTCCTCAGAACGGCGGTGATATGCCATTCGATGATGATATCCCGTTTGCCTCCCTGGGACTGACCCACGGCAAGCACACTATTTACTGTCTCTGATTGGGGGTGTGATGAAACTCACCGGGAAACCTACAACAGAGCAGATCGCGCAGCTGCTGGCCCAGCCAACAGATCCAGACGCGAAAATTAAAAGCCGCCTGCGCATTGAACTGCATCGGCTGGTAAATCACGCCGCGCTGTTCGGCGTGGAGATTCCAAAGCCGCGCCCTACCGAAGCAGAGCAGATCGTCGCCTGCCAGGGCGTGATGCCGCACCGCCTGCGCCAGCAGTGGGAGAGCGAGCGGAAAGCATCGGGTAACTTTGACCCATACGGGGATTTACGCACCGTGCTGGGCGGCCAGTATCGAGGCGACTGATGAAATATAACCTTTTGTACGCGGATCCAGCCTGGTCTTATGACAACAAGGGATCACGCGCAGCAGCAGAAAACCATTACGGAACAATGTCCATCACCGAACTAAAACGGCTCCCTGTGTGGGAGCTGGCCGCCGACGATTGCGTGTTGGCGATGTGGTGGGTGCCACCTATGCCGCTGGAGGCCATCGAGCTGGCCGAGGCGTGGGGCTTCAAGGTTAAAAATATGTGCCTGTTTACCTGGGCAAAGCTGAACGGTCGGGCGCTGGAGAATCTGGATCGGTCACTGGCCGGCCACCATGAAAATATCGGCGCGCTGGATAGCCTCGATTTTCTGGATCTGCTGAATGACCAAACCCGCATGGGGTTGGGTAACTACACCAGAGGCAACGCTGAGAGCGTACTGGTGGCCGTCAAAGGGCGCGGGCTGGAAAGGCTGGCCGGTAACGTCAAACAAATGGTTTATGCGCCCCTGGGCGCTCACAGCGCGAAACCTGCCGAGGTTCGCCACCGTCTCGAACGTCTTTACGGCGACGTGCCACGGATTGAGCTGTTTAGCCGCTGCGCTGCGCCAGGGTGGATGCATTGGGGAAATCAGAGCGGATCGGATGCCGTCCAGCTCATTCCGGGGAGGGCCGAAAGTGGAGAGTAAAAAAATCAGTACCGCCGAACTGGAACGCCTGCGCAAGTCAGCCGAGAAAATGCTTTCCCGGTATAGCCCGGCAATAGACGCCGACTGGTGGATCGACCTCCACGCCGCACTTGTCGAGCTGCAAGAACGCCGGAACCATGACAACGGCAGTTGATAACGCCGTCCGGGTTCAGGCCCGGTACTGCGTAGAGGAGATTAAGGCCGCGCTGAAAGAGGAACCACGGCGCGGCTGGAACATCGTCACCCCGCCCATTCTGCGGAAATATCACCAGAAGGTTGAGCCGCTGGGCGTGGGGTTTACTGAATTTGTATGCGTGATTGGCCGGATGAATGGCCGATACGGGAAAGGGTGAAAAGATTATGAATAAAGCCTCACCGGTTGAATTGAGAAGATGCCTCGAGGCGGCCCACGCGCTCGCCTCAATCGGCATAAAGTTCGTGCCGATGCCGGTTGTGTCGGATGAAGATAACCAGGGACTTTCTGCCGAGTTTACCCGCCGCATGGATGTGTTTTTAGCGGAAGCAGAAAAAGCGGAGGCAGGACAATGAGCCAGGCAGAACAATTTTATAAAGCGCCGGAAATTTGCCGCCTTTTGGGGATCTCCCGCGCCACCCTGTACCGCCGGATTGAGCGTAACGAGATCGATCCTCCTCTGAAAGATGGTGCAATGGCGCGCTGGCCTGAGTCCTCGATCATTAAATATCAGGATCGTCTCAGGGCGCAGGCTTAGATAAAATAAAAAATATGCCGCAAATCAGCGGCATATGTAAAAGATTAAAACAGGAATAGAAAAATGAAAGCTTCAAAACTGGTTGTTATTGCAATGGCGTTAATGAGTTTGGCGGGCTGCGCCAGCAACAACGCCGCATCTAAGCCCCTGTGTTATGCGCATGCTGAGATCAACCGCCAGCTGGTGTCTGTGCCAATTCTCGCAAAGCAGGATGTTGCCAACCGTGAATACCTCGCGGGCGCGCCGTTCTACTACTGGACAAGCGCCGACCAATTCGCAGATATGGGCAACTGCAAGTTTTAACCCGCCTTACTCATTGCCAGGCATAAAGCCCGCTAACCATCCCTCATAGAACGCCATCATTTCCCGCCGTTCAGGTAAATACTCAGCGTGGTTGTAAGCTGCAACCACGCGATTGCTCTCTGAGTGCGCCAGCTGTTTCTCGATCACTTCCCGCCTGTATCCGGCCTCGTAAAGCGTCGTTGATGCCGTCGCCCTGAAATCATGACTCGTTATCTGTTTCGACGGAAAGCCGAGGTATTCAATGGCCCTGTTAACCGTCGAGTCTGATAACGGATCGGCTGGCTTTTTGATGCCGGGGAACATCAGCGGCTTATCTCCCGTCAGCGCGTGGAGCTTCTCAAAGAGCTGACGCGTGATCGGGGTTAGCGGCACTGAATGCGGTCGCTTCATCTTCATGCGCTCTGCCGGGATCGTCCACAGGTTGTTATCGAAGTCCATTTCCTGCCACCTGCCCCGCCTTAGCTCGCCCTGGCGAACAAAGAGGAACGGCAGGAGCAAAAGACAAAGGCGCGTTTGTGGGTGGCCTGTATAGACGCTGGCGGTTGCAAAATACTTGCGCAGCTCGTCAGGCCTTAAACAGCGGGAGTTTTGCACCTTATGAGGAATCACCGCGCCTTTGAGCGCAGCAGCCGGATCAGCCTCGGCGCGCAGAGTGGCGACGGCATAGCAGAAGATGGCGCTACACCACTGGCGAATCTTGAGCGCAGACGACACTGATCCCCGCTCCTCCATACCGCGCAGAACCGTGAGAATTTCATGGGCTGTTACATCTCTGATCGGTTTATCACCAAAGGCCGGGTAGCAGTTGATCGCCAGAAAGCTCTCGACCTGCTGGCACGTTCCCGGCGTCCACGTTGGCCGCTTCTTCTCGATCCACTCCAGCGCCACGGTTTTAAACGTGTTAGCCGCTTCTGCCTGGGCGCGGGCGTCGTCCTCTCGCCTGGCGGCGGTCGGGTTGATACCTTTGCGCACCAGCTCCCGCACCCGGTCACGCTCGGCGCGAGCGTCGGACAATGAAACGGCTGGATAGTCGCCTATGGTGTAGCGGCTGTCCTTTCCGTTCGGCAGGTAAAAGCGATAACGCCAGATCTTCGCGCCGGTCGTGCGCACTTCTAAATACAGCCCGTCGCTATCAGTCAGCTTGATGGTTTTGCCCGTTGGCCGGGCGTTTCGGATTTTTACGTCTGTGAGGCTCAC